TCACCTCGTCCTCCCCTCGTGGGCATCCATCGCCCATCCCAACTCTCTCGGTCCAGTCGGCAGAGCAATCCCGAGACCGAATGAGTACGCATCGCGGAGCCCGTCGGTGAGCAGATCCGCAGGATATTTGATCCATCCCATCAGGGATGTATAGCACACAGTCATGGCGGCCCAGGCGGCCCCGGCGTCCCAGGCGTCCCAGGCGTCCCAGGCGTCCCTGGCGGCCCCGGCGGCCCTGGCGTCCCAGGCGGCCCTGGCGGCCCTGGCGGCCCTGGCGTCCCAGGCGTCCCAGGCGTCCCCGGCGGCCCCGGCGTCCCAGGCGGCCCTGGCGTCCCAGGCGTCCCAGGCGTCCCAGGCGTCCCTGGCGTCCCAGGCGGCCCAGGCGGCCCTGGCGGCCCTGGCGTCCCAGGCGGTCAGAAACTCTCTGAGTTGCCAGTCCAATCCCCGCGTTGCCAGCGCTATACGTAGTCCTGCCTCTACGTTAGCACGGTCGTGTTGAGGCCGAGCCAGAGCTGTGCGCCACGACATCTGCTCGGAGGTCATCGTCTCTGCGTGCGCTCCAAATGGAGCCGACATCTCCAGCACGCCGTCGCGGATCTCGGCCTCGTCCAGCCAACGCGTGAGGTGTAGGGTAGCCGCGCGACATTTCTCCTCTCGCTCCACCACGTCATCAGCCTCAACTGCGGCCACGCGCGACGGTCGACCATCGGGCCACAGCCCTACAATGCGCAGAGCGATTGGTAGAGACAAGCAGAAATGCCAACCTGCCGCGCACTCCGCAGCGCCGCGATCCAGCTTAACGGTAGGCAGGTCGTAGGGCATCGCCCCGTCCCAGATGGGATCACCACCCTGCACCGGCGGGCGCCTGTCGTACGTGAATACCTTGTAGCCTGTCATGATTTCTCCTTCCCCTCGTGGGCCGCAAGATCCTTTGCGGATATCGTGTACAGCACCTTAGCGTCTCTCCCTCCGTGTAGCCTCCACGTGGTACCGTCAAAGGACGGGACGATCCCCTGATCCCACAGGAGCACAGCCGAGGTTGGATCGTGACTATATTTGATCGTGAAAAACGACGATATGTATGCCCTCACACTGGCCCCCACACTGTTCCACACACTGTCCCCCACACTGTTCCACACACTGGCCCCCACACTGTCCCTCACACTGACCCCCATACTGTTCCACACACTGTCCCCCACACTGTTCCACACACTGGCCCCCACACTGTCCCTCACACTGGCCCCCATACTGTCCCTCACACTGGCCCCCACACTGTTCCACGCCGCGAGCAATCTTACATGCTCGTCCGTAATAGACGGAGGTTGCAACTCAAACGGGTTGACGATAGGCTTGATCGCCAGGTCCGGAACGATGGTAGACCAGTCCAAACGCTCGACCCAACGACGGGCGACATCGTGATTTCCCCCCAAATCGGGCGTGTCCACGAAGAATGCCTTTGTCAGTAAGTTGTACTCGTACTTCTGCCAGTTCTCCTGCTTGCGCACATCGATACCGGCTCGCATGAGGATCGCAGTGTGACTGTCGGCGCGCTCAAAGTCCCGTTTTCGATCTTCCCATTCCGAATACAAATACGTCTCGTTGTAGGAGCAAAACGAAAAGAAGTCACACATCTACCTATCTCCTTTGTGGGCCGCAAGGGCGGCGCCAACAATCTTGGCGACTTTAACCTGTACGTTTACTGAGGCTTCGGATTCGACAATTCTCCTCACCTTCACCAGCGCCTCCCGCAGCGCGCCGGCTCGGCGGTAGATTGTCCGCAGGGACAGCCCAGCGCGGATCAGCTCTTTCGGTCTTGTCATCTCTCGCCTCCTCGCTCCAGCATCGCTACGATCAGCGGGGCCCTCTGCCGCTGGTACTCCGCCCACAGCGGGGCCCTCTGCCGCTGGTACTCCTCCAACAGCTGGGCCTCCTGCCGCTGGTACTCCACCCACAGCGGGGCCCTCTGCCGCTGGTACTCCGCCAACAGCGGGGCCTCCTGCCGCTGGTACTCCGCCAACAGCGGGGCCCTCTGCCGCTGGTACTCCGCCAACAGCGGGGCCCTCTGCCGCTCGTACTCCGCCAACAGCGGGTCCTCCTGCCACCGGTACTCCGCCCACAGCGGGGCCCTCTGCCGCTGGTACTCCGCCAACAGCGGGGCCCTCTGCCGCTCGTACTCCGCCAACAGCGGGTCCTCCTGCCGCTGGTACTCCGCCCACAGCGGGGCCGGCAGGACATGGCTCAAGAGCCAGTCTACGTCCAACCCAAGGACGAACGCCCGCAGCACGTTAGCCTCCGTAACCTCGGCTCCATCAGGCCATTCGGCTGCAAAGCGCTCCCGCTGCTCCCTGCACGCCCCCGCCAGCATCGCATCCATTATCCTCATCTTTCGCCTCCTCGCCCTTCCTTGCCTATGAGACGAAAGGCTTATGCCGATTCCTTATTTTCCTGCCGGACGAAGTTTTCCTGCTTTAGATCGATCGGCATGATGACGGCCTGTCGATCCTTGGCCTCGAAAAGAACGCCGTAGCTGGGAGCCCACCATTTCACCGTCCACTCCTCGGCGCCGATGTCCTCCAGGTACCGCAGATTCAGCGCTGTCGGTTCCGGGAAGGAATAGCACAACTCGAACAGTGACGCGGTGTTCTTCTGCATCCCTCGCCATTTGCCCTCGAATGTTGGGGGCTCCTCTTTGAAAATGCGTTTGTAGTCGGGAAAGTCGCCGGCGCCTTCCTCGATCTTCACGAGCCAGATCGACCGACCTGTCTTCTTCATCACGGCATAGGCTCCGGGCACGATCCCCTCCATTGCGGCTTTCGGGGCAAGTTTGGTAACGAGGTGTAGCCGTCTTCCGTCCGACGCGACAGCGCGCAATCCCTCCTCAGCCTGTTCGACGCGGATGTACTGCATGAAGTACCGCATCATATCTTCCGCGACGGCGACCGCCAGAAAACGGAGCTGGTCGCAAAGGATGCCCTTGCCAATCTCGAAAAATCTTCCGTACTGCATTGTCTCTCCTTTCTCCCTTGAAAAAGTCGGGGAAGCGTATGCGCAGACGCTCGTCTTTTTTTCCTCTTTACTCGCGCCGTTGGTACCACTTCCCCCTCGAGCCCCCGCGCCGAGTTGAACGGTGTCACGTTGCAAACACTCGTCGCTCTCCGGTCGCGCACCACGCGATGATTTTTCGCGTTGCGGTCGGGGGCATGAAATGCGGGCTTTCCACCCGCTTGCAACCTCGCACCAAACGCGCGCGCACCCTGGGGCAATGATTGTGAGGCCCGGGTTGTGGGGATGGCGGGAGTGAACCCGCCTTGACTGACCGACACATCGTGACCCCGCGCATGAGAGACATCATTCTACGTATCTCCAGCCGCAGCGGACTTGCCGTCCCTGACCGAAGGCGGAGGAATAATCTTCTCCGGCTCTTTGCGACCTTTCAAGGAATCAGGCTCGACGTATCCGCGCATTGCCTCTTCGGTTATCATGTCGAGTTGCTGCTGTAAGGTCAGATGTTCATCTCGCGCCTTTTTGCGTAGCTTCTCCAGAGTCTCCGGGAACAAATCCTCTGAGATTGTCTTGATTGCTCGTCGGAGAATGTCATCTTGGAAGCTCATGTCCCTTTACCTTTGCTCCCAGAGAAACGGAAATGTTGCGGTACTTGTCCAGAAGTGCCTCCACCACCAAACGATTGACGCTTGTCGGTATCATGGACGCCTTCGCCTCAGCCTTGAGTGCGGTATACATCCAGGGATGAATGCGAATCAGAATGGCTCTCCTTGCGGGTTTCGTTAGTTTTTTCTTGCCCATCCACGCCTCCCCCTTCCAACAAATCATGCTATCATTTTGTGCATCTTGTCAATACCTTTTTTAACACATTTTTCTTGATATCTTTTGGAAAGCAAGTGAAATCGATTCAGAATCGTTTTGCAAGTATTGACATTTTTCCCTCGATGCCGGATATATTGTACTTCCCCCGATAGAGAGATAGGGACGTACAACAAAGGGCCGAAAGAAAAGAGGAAACCACCTCTTGGTTTCCAACCCCTTCCTTCTCAGGTTTGATCTACAGAACTCAAGTGAAAAGATCGATATTCGTATTCGAGATGTCCCTTCCATCACTTCCTGGCCTCGAGAGCAGCATCTACCATATCGTATATCTCTTTCGATGCCTCCCAGTAGTAGCTCGTCTCAACTCGGACGGTAGGGTGACCGTTTCGAATGCTGGTCAGGATTTCTTTCATGAGTCCCGGGTATTGATCACACCCGTACTTGAGCACATGCTCAGTTCGGCCGGACATGCTTCCGAGGAGATGCCACGTCACCTCGTCCTCCCCTCGTGGGCATCCATCGCCCATCCCAACTCTCTCGGTCCAGTCGGCAGAGCAATCCCGAGACCGAATGAGTACGCATCGCGGAGCCCGTCGGTGAGCAGATCCGCAGGATATTTGATCCATCCCATTAGAGCAACGTAATAGACCACCATGGCGGCCCAGGCGGCCCTGGCGTCCCAGGTGTCCTTGGCGGCCCAGGCGGCCCAGGCGGCCCTGGCGTCCCAGGCGGCCCTGGCGGACCAGGCGGCCCTGGCGTCCCAGGCGTCCCAGGCGGACCAGGAGGCCCTGGCGTCCCTGGCGGCCCTGGCGTCCCTGGCGTCCCAGGTGTCCTTGGCGGCCCTGGCGTCCCAGGCGGTTGGAAACTCTCTGAGTTGCCAGTCCAATCCCCGCGTCGCCATCGCTATATGTAGTCCTGCCTCTACGTTAGCACGGTCGTGTTGAGGCCGAGCCAGAGCTGTGCGCCACGACATCTGCTCGGAGGTCATCGTCTCTGCGTGCGCGCCAAACGGAGCCGACATCTCCAGCACACCGTCTCTGATCTCCGCCTCGTCCAGCCAACGCGTGAGGTGTAGGGTAGCCGCGCGACATTTCTCCTCTCGCTCCACCACGTCATCAGCCTCAACTGCGGCCACGCACGACGGTCGACCATCGGGCCACAGCCCTACAATGCGCAGAGCGATTGGTAGAGACAAGCAGAAATGCCAACCTGCCGCGCACTCCGCAGCGCCGCGATCCAGCTTAACGGTAGGCAGGTCGTAGGGCATCGCCCCGTCCCAGATGGGATCACCACCCTGCACCGGCGGGCGCCTGTCGTACGTGAATACCTTGTAGCCTGTCATGATTTCTCCTTCCCCTCGTAGACCATCATGCGGCTGTCGCCAGTCCTCTGGAGATGGAACGTCATACGACTACCCGCTCCTTTCGTCGTGATTCATGAAGCTTTTTTCAAAAGGCCGCTCACCTCATACAACTCCCGGCACGCGAGAAAGCGCCGGGTCTGTAGTTCGACGTGCTCCATCTCGCGATACTCGAATCCCTCGTCAGGATTGCGCCCGATCCGCAGAATACCAGCCTTCTGTATGTCGAAGCCGAGTTCGTGCGCGAGAATCCAATATCCGGCGACCTGCGTGTACTGATCGTCGTATATCGCCTTACTCGTCTTGATGTCGACCAGTGTCAGCATGCCGTCGATTTCCAGGAGCAAGTCCAGCTTGCCGCCATACCGGTAGACTTCGCTGACGAGTTCCCGCTCCACGAGGATAACCTTGATGATGTGCTGAACGCGCCATTCGTGGTACTTGACGAGGGAGGTCTCTGCGCGGGCCCTGTCTACGTCGTCGAACTTTGCCACAAAGGCGGGGTCGCGCTCCATCTCCTGGATGTCGCATTCGACAAAGTAGTGCGCCAGCGTTCCCGCCTGCGCCAGCTCGTCCACGTACTTGACCGTGTCGATGCCCTTGAGGCCCATGGTGTTGTTCCAGCGCTCAAGGGCGGGCTTTCGGATTACGTCGGTGATGGTGGTGCACGAGGGGACGCGGACATTGTCCTTTGTCTTGTAGACCGATCGGCCTTCCTTTGGCGTGTAGATCATGCCTTTGCCTCTATTCGATTCACGGTATCCAGTAATGCCTTGAGAGCATCGCAGTTTTTCTGTTCAAGGTTCCGATCCGCCGTGTCGCGGAAGCGGTTCGCCACATTCGGCGCCATGGTTTCCAACTTAGGCAGGATTGCATCGTAGAGGGCCTGGCAGTCGGCGGAAGACGCGACGGGGATATCTGACTTGCTCCCCTTGCCTCCCCCAACCTCATACTCGATGTCGACTGGCTCATCGGCGTATTCTTTGCGGGCTGTATGCTGCTTCTTTGGAGCCCCTGTGCCTTGAGCGTCGTCATCATCTTCCGCCGTCATGATCCCGAAGGCATTATTGAATGCGTAGCGTTTCGCGTAGGTAAGAGCGCTTGCTACCTTCTGCGCCGCGTTCATGTATGCCTCATGATCGATGGGGACGGCAAAACGAGTCTGCTCCTCGTGTCCATCCACGTGGTGAGCAATGCAGATTGCCGCAACCTCGTCCTTGTTCTGCTCGGTCTTGATCGTGTAGCTCAAACCGTTTCGCTCCAATGGAGTCTTTACGGTCTCCACAATATCCTCAAGCGCCGCGTAGCTATAACGATAGGCACCTTTGCGATCATAGACATCATGAGTCTTTTTGACGGGTGGACAGGCATTTTGAAACCGCGAAAGGGCTGCGAAGAATTGATCCTTCGCCCATGCCGCTTTCTGCTTCTCTACCATCGCGAGGAGCCGCTCCATAGTCTCGACGGGCAGGCTCTTGTCGATCGCCCGGGCCACAAGAGTCTGGAAATCGATCTTGCCCTCGGCCGGTATTAGCAGAGAAGACTCCTTCTTCATTACCGCCGTCCCCTTCGGCTGCCCGCGCTTTGTGGATTTTGCTTTCATTCTGTTGCGTCCTTTCTCTTCGCCGATTCCTTGCTACCCTCTCGCATTCGATATGCGAGCAATCCTGCGCATGTGGTGGCATCGGTAAACTCTTTGTAAGCCTTGTCGTCGAAGTTCTCTCCGCCATCCACCCACTCCGTGATTTCCCGGTCTTTGACCACCCTGACAAGTGAGTCGAAGAAGTCACCCTCACCCATCTCAACGATCAGGTTCGCTATGCGCTTTTTGTCGATCATTTGTGCCCTCTCCTTGTGTTGACAACTGCGTGGCAGGCGTGTAGTATCGACCTTGCCACATTCCTCCTGTGCCGCAACGCGGCGCCCCCAATCCACGGCCGGGAGTCGCACCCCGGCCGTTCCTTTTACCCGTCACCGTCACCGTCACTGTAACCGGAACCGTAACCGTTACCGTCACCGGAACCGTAACCGTCACCGGAACCGTAACCGGAACCGTAACCGTAACCGGAACCGTAACCGTAACCGTAACCGTAACCGGAACCGTCACCGTAACCGTAACCGTAACCGGAACCGGAACCGTAACCGTCACCGTAACCGTAACCGTCACCGGAACCGTAACCGTAACCGTCACCGTCACCGGAACCGTAACCGTAACCGTAACCGTAACCGTAACCGGAACCGTCGAGCGTTACTTCGAGGACGGCCATTTTCTTGCCTCCGTATCGAGGATGTTGATGACCGCATGCGCCGGGACGCGAACAGTCCCACAGGCATCCAGCTTCGTTTTGCTCGTCGGACCATTGAGCGCCAGCTCCCCGAGCCCGTTTGTCGTTCCCCAGTAGCGAATATTGCGGGCTCCTTCGAGCACGGCGAACTCTCCATCATGGGTCATCTGGCCGACATACACAAAACCCCGATCACAGACGACGATAGCAAATCCTGTCAAAACCGTCTTCTTTTCCATGCCCTATACCTCCGTGGATCGGTACCTCACTACCCCGCATCCGTCTTGATGATCAGAGTATGGCACGTTTCCGACAATCCGTCACGGGTGGATTCGCACCAGGAATGCCTTCCTAACCGCTTTCTTCTTTTTCTTGTTCATGATGTCGATTTTATATCACTTTTCCATACTTGTCAATAGATATCATTTTTGCTATCAGGTGATATTGTCTTAATAGTATTGACACGCTCGCCGATCTATGCGGGAGTGGTACTCACACGACGCCACTAGTCTTGTGTTTCGCTTCCCGTCGGTCTTTCTATGGGTGGGGCTGGGGGCCACTAAAAGCCCACAGACACGCCCCCACTCAATACATCCGGCTTGAGGGATAACTGTGTTCTCACCAACCTCTTGTAATCTTTCTATTGTTTTGCTATATATGGATTATCATATAGTCCCCAAGAGGGAGGGCTAGGAAGGGAGGCGGAATCCCGAGCCAGGGAGACTCCGCCTTTCTCGTTTTTGTTTGACATTCCCCCGTGATGTGATACAGTAGATTACGCGGGGATGGTACCAAGGGGTTGTGAGTGTTAAGGCGCGAGCGGCCCCGCGCATACGTCCCCGCTGATGTTGACAACTCCCAGGGAGATGGTATAGTGATGATCGGTGATAAATGAAGGGTTGTGCCATGAGTTCCAACGTAGATATTTTTCAGGCGAACGCGGGGCGATGTCGGGTCTATACGCGGAGTGCCGACATATCACGGAGAGACTGGCGAAGGCTTATGCTTCTAGGCATGAGTTGCCAATCGGAGAACTTGACGATACGGTACAAATCATCATTTCACGTGTGCTCTCCCGATATCGCAATCCGTCCTATCGAATATATAGCTTTGCGAAAGTCCTTAACATCGAAGTTGTCCATGAGCTCTCGGATCACAAAGGCCCGAAAGCGGTATTCCAGAAATCAATCGTGTCGCTTGAAGGGATACCGGAACCGTCGAGCAAAAGAGAAACGGCAAACAAATCTTTACAATCAGGGCCTTATTTCGATGGAATCAGCTCGGATCCTCTTGGAGCAAGAGTGCTCCTCATCCTTAAACGCCGCGCAACGTATCGTTCAAGTATCCTTGCTATTGAATCATTTGTTGGACGAAAATGGATCTATGACCACGGCAAAGAGTTATTTTACATCTGGAAATACTTAAGAAGTGGCAAAAAAAGCGGTCATGGTGAGCTTGGATATCGATGTGGTAGCAGAGACAAAGCGTCAGATAGTGGAGATAAACCAGCACCGAAGAAGAGGAAATAAACTCACTCTGAGCAAGGTTATGGGAAAGATGCTGGTCATGTGGAATAGGGTGAAATGATGAGAGAGATCAAGTTTCGGGCGTGGGACAAAGAATGCGGTAGAATGTTTTTTGATCTGACTATCGAAGCCATTATCAATCAGACCGTCGATTCGGTTCAAAATGGACATGATACGCACTGGTTAGGGGAAACCGATCACGTTCTAATGCAGTATACCGGCCTCAAGGACAAGAAAGGCCGCGAGATATACGAGGGGGATCTGGTAAGAATTGGAAAGGGAAAAGATACGGCAATCTGCCCCGTTGAATGGCGTAGTGATGCCGACTGGCCTTCTTTTCTACTTGGAGGCAACTATTTCATATGTTCATGGCCTGAGTGTGAAATTGTAGGCAACATATACGAAAACCCGGAGCTATTGAAGTAATGGCGAAACGTACAGACACGGTAGAAATTAAAAGGACAAAAAAGGATACACAGTTCAAAGAAGGCAAAGCGGGGGGTCCGGGGCGTCCGGCCGGTACAGGCTACAAACAGCGCGCCCTTCAATCCTTCATGGGCCTACTCTCTGGGAGTGAGGGGGAGCAATTCCTACGCGACTACCTAAGCAAGTTCAAGATGGGAGCCAAGAAGCAGAACACTTGGCAATCGCGGTTTCTTGCTGAGCGGCTATTCAAAGACAATGTACTTGACGAAATAGACGAATGGCTGACCCGTGGGGAGAAGCGCGAGATCGCTTTTCTGCACTACCGATTGCACAAAGAGTCAACAGACATGCAGCGGCAGATCCTGTTCACCATGTCGAAGTATTTGTTCCTCATGGCAGGGCGACGCGGGGCGAAGACGGTAGGCCTGCGCCAGTGGTTTGCTGACGAGTTCATTGACCACGGCGATGCACGCTGTCTCTATATCGGGCTCACATCTACCACGGCTATGGGCTTGCTCTGGACTCCGATGCTGGATAAGTTGGAAGACCTCGGCATCAAGATCAAAGGCCACAACCGCGTTGAGGGAACGATCACCACAGCAGATGATGGGATAATGAAGTTCGGCGGCAACGCGACCCAAGACGAGCGGGAGAAGAACCGCGGGCCGTATTGGGATCGCGTGGGCATAGATGAGTGCCAGTCGCAGAAGCAACTTCGATATCTCGTGGAATCCATTATCCTGCCGACGCTGATCGACAAGGCGGGGCAGCTTGCTATGGGAGGTACGGGGCCGCGCGTTCGGGGTACATACTGGGAGGAGGTGTTTCTGGGTGTGAAGCCCGACGGAACGCCGGTGTACTCAGACGCGCTGCGCCTCAATTGGAACCTAACGCACAACCCCTTCATCCCGGATCACGAGCACCAGCTAGAAATGATACGCGCCGAGAAAAACCTTAAAGAGACTGACCCGCTCTATATCCGTGAGTATCTAGGAAGGATAGCATATGATGATGATGCGCTTGTGCTTAGACTTACGGAGGAGAATAGCTTTGACGATGCTCAACTTAAGGCTTGGATTGATTCACAGCCTGTTACAGATGTGCGTTTTTCGAGCGGCTTGGATTTTGGGTTTGAGGACGCCGACGCGCTCGCTGTGGTATGCTACTCAATATCTTTACCACAACGATTTCTTGTCTACGAGTGGAAGGCGAATCGTAAGGGAACGGAAGAGATTGCACAAGCCTGTAGGGCTGGAATAGACTATGTCAACACATCGCCTATATTCTCTAAGGTGGTCAATAAAAACTTTGATATCCATGCCGACACTGGTGGCAACGCTATCACTCCCTTCGATCTCAATAATACCTATCACTTACCGATACAGGCAGCCTACAATCAAGAAAAAGAGATGGCTTTCGAGCTGCTTCAGGACGAGACGAGGCGCGGTGTCTTTAAGTGTCGTAAGGATGGCCCGCTGTGGGACGAGAGTCTAAAGACAATCTACAAGCGCAATGAGCAGGATCAACTCACGCGGGAGATAGACGACGAAACGTATCATCCTGATCAGATGCGGGCGGTACACTACGCCATGAGGCCAATACAACTATTTACAGGAGGGCAAGGATGACACCATCCGAGGCGTTGTGTATCGCCGAGACTATCGAACTACAAGTAGAGCATGGGTACAAGGCTAATAGCCGGGAGCAGGCGCTTCTAACGCTTGCTAAAAAGGTCAGAGAGTGCAATGCTGAGAAGGGAGGATGAGGTGTACGAAATGGAAGAAGTGACTCGGCGCGATCTATTCGCCATGGCTGCTTTGCAGGGACTGCTTGCCAGTCCAGGCATGGTAAAGGGTGAAGATCTTGCAAAGACAAGCTATCATATAGCGGATGCCATGATATTCGAGGCTAATAAGCCTTTTGATATTGTAGGCTGTCCTATCGATCCGCCTGAACCTGTACCGGAGAATATCGAGCGATGAAGGGCTGGGCGGATAAACGCGATCTTGCATGGATGCGCGACATGGAGAAAGAGCAGATGCAAGAAGCATCGAAGCGAGAAGACCCACGCTCCGCTCCCATGCTGTGCAAATGTGGACATCGACTGTCTCGGCATTACCAGATGACACAAGCCATGCCGTGCAGGGATTGCAACTGTACATGGTGCACAGCACCCAATGCAGAAGATATTAGGAGACAGCGGAAGCGGTTGGGTATTGAGGATGTAACTCCGCACCCTGATTTCAAAAAGCCGCTCAAAAGGAAATGAAAGGACAATTCCATTGCTTTGGATGCGGGAAGATTGAAGTCAATAACTCTGGCATGTTTTCTGATGGATGGTGCTACGATTGTATGGTTCGGGTCTTCAAATATCTTCGTCGACATGGTATGGATGAATTGATAGAGAAAGCATTGAAAGAGATATAGTATTTCCTGGGCCGCGCATAGGTAATCACGCGGAAGGAGGATTAAGTGCATTTGGTTGACAAGAATGGCAAGAACGCGACTGCGGGGATTCCCTGTATCTACCAGCTACTCACTGGTCAGTTTTTCTACAGTGAGACAGCACGGGAGGATAGCGATTCGTGGGTATTCGACGGTGACAAGACGCTTGTGATCATCGTATCGAGCAGAAAGACGGGGATTGCTGATATCCAGATGATCAAGGTATCGGGGAGCGAGTTCCAGCCCAAACAAATCAGGGTGCCTAAGACTTCGATTCTGATGATCACTGATTGCGGTCTGCCCGACTTGATCCAGAAGGCGCAAGAGGCTATGTCGGGGCTTGTTCTTCCTGGGGGGAGTGTTAATTGACATATCTCTATCGGTGCCCTGTCTGCAAACGTGTACGGGAGGAAGATCATAGCATTAAGGACGACCCCGACATCTACTGTCAGAAGGACGGTCACAAAATGGTTAGGGTGATCGCTGGGGGAGGGGCCGTGCTCTTCCCCATGAGCACCAGGTCGAGGGGGGTGACGTAATGACTGATTTCGACAAGTTCATGGCGTGGCTGATGACGTTCGCAGCCGAGTGCGCGTTCCTTGGCATAGGTTGGTTTCTGTTGGTAATGGCAATAGGGGATTCAACGCATCATTAGCTTGCGGTAGGAGGTTTGGCATGAGTGATGAAAATGGACACTGGGTAACATCTAACGGGGGTCATATTCTCATCAAGGATGAAAATAAAACAGATAGTAGCGATGAAAAAGTAAAAGAATCAATATTGAATGGAGACGTTCCAAGTGGATGGTATGTCCATGGTAGAAATGGATCTGGTGACCTACAACATGGGGGACATGTTATTGAGATGACAAGGGATGCTGGCACCGCAGAAATGTATGCCGGAGAAAAGGGATCTGTTTGGGCGATTAAGGAACCCTCAAAGGTTTTCGATGCCACTGACAAGGGTAATACGGACAAGTTGTTTGACAAGATGAACCGTGACACTAATAAGGATGTGGCTCCTGCTGCCATAGCAGAATGTATGATTCGTATTCAAGAATCTTCGGGTGACAACATTGAAAGAGCAAAAGAGCTATTCCATGAAGAGATTAACCCTACCAATATAGTTGATTCGGCGGGTTTTTGGGATATTAATGATGGCGAGGCTCTGTCTTATTTTTACTCAAAGACGAAATGTGATTTTGTGAAAATAAGGAATGGTGGAGCCGTGGCTTTAAGTAAGGATTCCATAAAGTCATTTAAAGTAAGATAACTTGATCTGGCATGGTAGTTTACGGTCAGCGTTAGCTCAATTGGTAGAGCACGGGCCTTTGGAGCCTGCGGTTGGAGGTTCAACCCCTTCACGCTGAATAGTTAAAATGTAATCCAAACCGCCTTGACTCATACCTTATATATGTGTGATACGAGAACTCCGAGCAGCATATCGAGCAATCAAACAACAGGAAGCCCAACAGAGGGCCTATAAGCGTTTCATCGGCAAAGACCCTGACTATGGGATTATCCAGGCGCTTATCAACGAGGCGCGGGTTGATGTCGTAGCTACGCTTTCATTTCCCAACGGAACAAAGCTCGATCTCAAGAAGGCGGATGCGTTTGATCGTTACCAGACGCCGGTGCTTGATCCTGAAAGGGAGAAGGCATATTGACCGTCGATAAAGTCAGAAACGATCTTGCATTCCTCGGTGCCGAAGTCAATAAGATGATGACCAAGTGGCGACGGTCATTCAACCGGTACGCCAACAATGGACGGCGCATTGAAGACCTGCGCAATCAGTATGGTCAGGCCCTCAGCTACTACAATACCGACGAGGGAGAGGACGAGGGGACTGTACCGAACCTTAACGTCATTCGTGTCTGCATTGATACGCACGTTTCCAAGATTAGCGAGACGAAAGTAAGACCGTTCTTCAATCCTACGGGTGGCACGTTCAAGACTCTCAAGACTTGCCGAAACGCTCAGTTGTTTTTCGACCAGCTCTATGAGGAGCAGGATGTTTATAGGAAAGCCATAGAGGTTGCGCGAAGGGCTGACATTTTCGAGCGCGGCATTCTTTGGCTCGACGATGACAAGCTAGAGTTTCGCATTCTCAATCCTTGGGAATACTTGGTTGACCCGAAGGAATGGAACCGTGGGCCCTTAAGTCGATGCGCTGTCGTCGAGCATATGTATCCGCTAATACAGCTCAAGGACAAGATCAAGGCTGGCAAGGGGATTGATGCTGAGGCTAAGGCGGCGGCTAAAGAACTGTACAACGATATAATTGATACCCCTTTTCTCCGTGGGGAGATGTCCATTTACTACGCACTATTCGAGAAAAAGAAATACACCTTCGCGGCTGGAAAGATTATCGAGATTGTTGACATAGATTTCGATGTCCCACCCGCTGCTGTTCTTTATCTCGAGCAGCCGATCAAAGGCAACCAGTCCGTCTCTATGGCGGACAATACATTCACCATCCAGACACAAGTCGATTCGCTCTGCCACAAGATACATCTCGCCTACGAGTTGAACCCCGCTCAAATACACTGGGTTGTGGAGGGGACGGGTGTAAAGGCCTCTATGATCTCCAACGAGATCGGAGCAGTTTACCCTTACAAGTATCTGCCGGGCATGACAACTCCCGTAGTCACTTCTACCCCGGCTCCTCTCGACCCATCTTATACGCAAGGACTTCAATTTTGGATTTCTCAAGCCATGGAGATGAACGGTATTTCCCAATTGTCGGCTCAGGCTAAAAATCCGCTGGGAAACAATCCTTCCGGTGTTGCGCTTGAGACTGTGGAAGATGTAGAGAGCGACCGGCACAATCCGTGGTTGCAGTCATTCATCCACTTCTTCATGGACGTGGCGAACATATTCATTCAGGTTGCTCCCGCCAAGTCGGAAGTCCTTCCCAAGAGACTTGGCCGAGCTCGAATAACTTGGGCTGAAATCAAAGAGGAAAGGGAATCGTTCTCCATTCAGTTCTCCGCGTCTTCCTCACTGTCAAAAGACCCGCAGAAGAAGATGGAGCAGATCGAGAAGTTGATCGCCATGAAGGTGATAAAACCTGAGTTGGCAGCGGTGCTTCTTGAATTTCCCGATCTTGAGTCTGCCTACTCCATCACCTCGGCAAGTTACGATTATTGCCAGCGCGTGATAGAGCGAGCGGTTGAAGATGACAAGTACGATTTCTTCGAGGGTGTCAACCTTCAACAGCTTTTTGGTGAGACGATCAACACACTTTTGCGTCTGGACTCCAACGATGAGAAACAGGAAGTGCTTGATAGGCTGAAAAAGCTAATTGATGTCGTCAAAGGCAAGATGGATGCCATGGACGACATGGCAAAGGCGAATGCTATGCAGCAGCAGCAAGAGGCTATTGCACAGCAGAACGCTATGAAACCACCGAACGTACAAGGCCCGACTGGGCCTCTACCGTTACAAGGGCAGCCGTCGGCTGGACCCGGACCTATGACTGCCCCCGCGCAGAGCGGTGGGCCAGCGCCGGCGGGGCCGGCATAGGAGGCCATAAATGGCTTTGAATCCTCCGTATTCCAAGAGAGCACCGGCTGGTGGCGGATATCGTATCTCCATGTATACCGGCTCTGTAGTGGCGGGCCTTGCGGCGGCTGCCCCTATCTTATCATGCCGTTGGACCTCAACGTCCACCAGGATGATTGTGCAGTCGATCATGCTGGATTTCTACACGGTGACTGCCTACGGTACCGCTCAGGCGATCGCTAACTCACTATGGTTTGCCAGAAGTTGGACCATTAGTGACTCGGGTGGGACGGCAATCACCACGACACAGACCAAAGACCAGGCGCTTGATACCACGATGCCGCAGTCTCTTCTGTTCGCTGGAAACGGCGATATGAGGATTGCCACCACGGCGACACTAACGGCAGGAACGAGGACGCTTGACGATCAGGCGCTCTATTCATGGATCGGATCGTCTACGGCCATCGGAACATCATCCAACAATCCCGATCTGATTCTCGGACAGCAGGACGCCACCAATCCTATCACGATCAGGGCGAATGAAGGTTTCGTCATTACCAACGACATTCTACTCGGGGCTACAGGTGTTCTGGTTTGGAACATCTGCCTTGAGTGGACCGAAGTCAGCAACAACTACACCTAACGAAAGGAGAAAAAAGATGGCTACTGATATCGGCAAAGTAGATTTTTCGAGTGCCCTTACCATAGGGCCTAAAAACCTCGGCGACTCGCAAGTCACCAACTTCCGTGCTGGGAACCAGGGGGAAGTCATGATGAGCGAGTTGGGCGGGAAGTACATGGAATGGTGTCGAAGGGGTTGGGTCTATACGGCCAGCGGAACCCTGCTCACCATCCCTGTATATACTACCCTGACAAACGGGCCGGTGCTGTGGAACCCGGCGGGGTCTGGAAAGCTCGTCATCCCCCTCAAGATCACTCTTACCCCCGGAGCCGTGGGGACTCCTGTGATCACGGGTCTTGTGGGATGCTTCCTGAATAGTGCAGGGTCTGTGGCGGCAACGGGAGCACCGGTCATCACCTTCGCGAACATTGCCCCCATCGGTACGAACCTCGGTAAACAAGGGACGGCATCGACGCTGTTCGCAAATGCAACCGTTACCTATACGGCGCAGCCGACGGCGTTCTACTATCCTGGCCTTTCGATGTGGAAGAGTGGAACAGATGCGATTTCAACTCCCGTCACCCTTTTCCATGACTTCGAGGGGGCAGTTCAAATCAACCCAGGCAGCCTTATAGCTTTCGGCGGGACTCCTGCGGCAACTTCGACGACATACATTACGTCGATTCTGTTTGCCGAGATCCCCTTGCTGGTGAGCTAAGGGAGGAAATGAAACATGCTTGATTTTCAGTCTCAAGTAGGATTTGTTGGGCCCTTTACGAAAGGGCAACCCAGTTATCTTAGGTCGGGTGACTACGGGGAACAGGTGATGATTCCCGGCGCATCCGATTATTACGAATGGACAAGACAGGGATTTGTTTTCACGGCACGTTCGGGAGCCGCTGCTGCAATCCCTATCAACACGACTCTCACCAATTCCCCTACGCTATGGAATGCCGCAAGCTCTGGGAAGGTGGTAGTGCCCATGTTCATCGCTCTTTCAGTGGCGGCCGTCGGTACTCCTGCCTTGCAGGGGTTCTCGATTAGCTGGCTGAAGAATACGGGCGATGGAGTAGGGACTGGGGCACCGCTTGCAACCTTTACCAACATTGCACCTTCCTCAAATATGGTTGGGCGTGGTGCGTGTAACACGAGGTTTGCAAACGCCGCGGTAACATTCACGACTCAGCCTGCGGTTCTGATGGATCTTGGAATCAACCACTGGTTGGAAGGCGCGGCGGCGTCGGGGACGATCTCGAATATCCTATGGGATTTCAAGAGTTCGGTCATCATGCCTCCTGGGACTTCGATCTCTCTCGGATGTCCGACTACGGCGTCAAGTACGACGTATTGGACAAGTATCACGTTTGCAGAGTTCCCGGTATATTCGTACTTCAACCAGTAAGGGAGGCTGATATGGAAATGTCGGCCGTACAATTACTGACACCTGAAGAGAGGGCGGCCCTAAAAGCCGCTCTCGATGAAGCCGAACAGCCCGATCCTATGGACAAACTCGCAGAAGTTGTTGAATACCTTTGTGATGAAAACAAAGCCATGCATGAGGAATTGTCAAGTCTCAAAGCTTTGGTCATGGATGAGCTGATAGGCGGAATCAAAGAGGCTTATGAGGGTAATGTCCGGACTGAAAAAATGGGCGAGTTTAAGGGAAAGTATGGATCCATGCTTGATCCCCTGGCAGAACCATTCAAACGGACTTTCGGCGCTGACTTGCATGATAAGGCCTTCGACTATATGGATCAACTTCGCGGTGAAGAAGGATTCACTGATGAAATGGGCGAAGGAAAGCTCAAAGAGGTTATCCAGCAGATCAAGGAAAAGCTGGGTATTGCTGATGAGCCCATCGTTGCCGAAGTAACTACGGCGGAAGTTCCCGCCAAAGAAGAGGCCAAGGGCGAAGCCGATGAAGAGCCCGAAGTGGATGAAGATACGCAGAAGGCATGGGACGAAATAGCGGCCATGAAGGACCGAGATGATTCCCGTGATGAGCGTTTCGCAAAACGAACAGCCCGCAGGAAGGGCGCATAACACAGGAGGTTATGAAATATGGCACAACAGGTAACCGCTGATGCCTTTCTTTTGGGGGCATACAAACGGTATTACACCGATAAGCGCATTCGTGGATGCTTTTTCAGAAGCTCCCCGGTAGGGCGTGAGATCGAGATCAACAAATGGGAAGGCCAAACCTATCAGTTCACCATCCCATATGACAGGGGTGGTAACACGAGCGGTGACTACACGGTGGCTGTGGCGAATGCCGCGAGCTCCGCAAAGACTGCTGAAATGGCTGTCACCACGGGCAACATCTTCACCGTGTTCAACGTCACGCAGAAAGAGTATCTCGGTGCTAGGACGAAACGCGGTGGATATCTCAAGGCGCTGGGCCTCAAGTTCTTCGCCTCGTGCGAGAGCACCCGGAAAAACTTTGGCGCATGTCTCTATGGCTATGGGATCGGGGATATCGGATATCTTCCGAGCGTTGTAGCTACGGGTGCCGCTACGGCGACGCTTAACTCGGACACCATATGTAAGCTGGCAATCGGGTCACAGTTCCTTGTGATTCCATTCGCTGCTACGGGTACGCTTCCTAGTGCTGCGGCCTATGATGCGACGGTACGTAATGTGTCAGCGATCGACGGAAATACGATCACTTGGACAGGCGGTGTTGTTGGCGCTACTCCCTGGGCGGCTGGATCGATGATCTACATCAACGGTGGACGTGATGCGGGGCTCGCTCCCAACATGCCTACAGGGCTCGCTGGATGGATTCCCTACCTGGGGACCCGAACGGGTGCCAACTGGGCGGCATACAACGCGACGCCCTTCTATGGAGTCACCAGAAACGCAAGCACGAATATGCTTGCCGGGTGGTATTACCAGAAGACTAACGGGCAGCTCTACATGGATGCTCTCGTTAACGGTGTGGCGTATGTCCGCAGGGGCGGTGGAGTCCCGGACATGATCGCTCTCAACGACAACGACTGGCTGACGATGAACGGCGAGATGAACCAGCAGACCGCCATGATGCAGCAGATCAACACCACGGGAGCCAAGAATCAGAAGAACGAGGTAGCTCGTGGTCTCTCAGCCCTTCGCTTCGCCATGAGCACGAACTGGATCGAGTACGTGTACGACGATCCTTTCTGCCCGCTGGGGTATGCGTGGATCCTCGACCGCGAGGTCATGGAGTTCGTCACTTATACCAACGCCGAAAAGATCATCAAGGATGGCGTTGAAGGTAATGAACCGGGAGCTGCGGCTGCTGACGAAAATCAGGAAGAGCCTGACACCACGTTCAAACTCAACATTGACGATTACATCAGCATAACCGGCAACTCGACCTCCACGGAAGGGCCTGCGGCTCAGATCAGCGTGAGCTTGCTCGGGAACTTCGCATATAGGGAGCCAGGACATGGTGCAGTGGTTGACTTTGGAGCTCACTAGAAAGTAAGATAGAGCCCGACCCGCTCTTCACTTACCTCCTCCTTGCACTTTGGGGGGCTCACAAGGCCCCCCTCTTTTATAGAGAGCCTATATGGAACCCCTGGATTGAGATTGTAGTTCCATTATTGCCTATGGAGCCGATCGTTACTTCCGAGATTATCCAAACGGCTATGATAGACAAGGCTTGAGCCATATCCCATTCGTTCCTAGGAGCATTTGTAAGGACGTCAGGAAGGTAGGCCGTGCTAACAAGCACGGAAAGGCACGCAGAACCCCCTAGGACCAAATCTAATGATTGACGGAAGGTGAAATCAGGAAAGATAGAGAAAGAATCGGCATAGGATAAGGATGCAAGACAGAGCACTAGAACCAAAATCAAGACAGGCTTTTTCATATCCGGCTCCCGCTCCAGCTCCCGCTCCAGCTCCGGCTCCCGCTCCCGCTCCAGCTCCGGCTCCCGCTCCAGCTCCCGTTCCAGCTCCGGCTCCCGCTCCCGCTCCAGCTCCGGCTCCCGCTCCAGCTCCCGCTCCAGCTCCCGCTCCGGCTCCAGCTCCAGCTCCAGCTCCCGCTCCAGCTCCGGCTCCCGCTCCCGCTCCCTCTCCCGCTCCGGCGTCGATATCGACTATGAATAGTTCTGATGGTCATTTCATCTTTCCAAAGCTCTCAATGGCTAAGGTCTGGACGTACCACTCCTTTGAGGGTAATTTCTGTGCGTCCTTCCATCCTTTATTGGAAAACGCTCCTGTCTCATAGACAATCGATGGGTCGGTGAGTAGAACGCAAGTATCGTTTACCCTCGATAGCATCCCGGTATAAATGTAGTTCGCGCAGAAAAGCGTTACCACTTCTCCAAGGAACTTTTCCAAGCCTTCATTCCCAACCTCTTCAACGATCTTTCTCATATAGTCCTCCTGTGGCCATTATACACCCGTTTTATATAGTTTTGCAACAAAAATATAAATTGAATCGGGACTATTTTTCCAGATCATACCTTATATGTGTGATGACAGCAATAGACATTGTTCTCCGAGCACGTAGTGCCTCAGACCTTCCTAACAGCCTATTTGTCTCTCATCTCGACGAGATCAACAGCATCAACGAATCATGGAAGGATATCTATAACCAACTGGTGGAAAACGATGACGACTACTACGTGACGGACTTGACCATCACTCTCACGACTATCTATGCCGTGGCAGGATCCGCTAACGAGTGGCTATTTCCCCTGCCTTATGACTTCCTAAAACTGCGATATCTCGATTTCAGGAACGCCACGAGCGACTGGATGCCAGTCCGCAAGTTCAACCTTGCACAGAAGGACGATCAACCCGGAGATCCATACTACAGGATCAAGGGGACGAACCTATGGATCATCGGTGGGGCAGTCCCTGCTACCGGGATGACGCTGAGACTCGGTTACTATCCTATCACTTCGACGATCACCTGTCCGCAAGCGGATTTTGTCTATGGGACGAGCTATTCTCCCAACCTTTTCTCTGCAATTCTTGCCCCCTGTTATGCGCCATACCTAGAAACGATGGTCTACGCAAACGGAGCAATTATAACCTCGGAGAACATCCTCAATAACACCGTAGGAGCTCCCGTGGCCCTCTTCACGGATTCCGGGGCCGTGACGAATCTCGTGTACTACAAGGGGGTGCTGTACTGGATACGAGGCGGACTCATCTGGTACAAGACGACAGCCTTGACAGCGGCATTTCTTGCACCGACTCAGGCGACGACGCCAGCGGGCGTTATCTCATTCTACATAGCGAACACGGGGACGATCTACTACACGACAGCGGCAGCTATTCGGTCATGCGATCTCACTGGCGGAACCGATGCCCTAGTCTACACGGTAGCTAATGCTACGAGTGTGGTGCAGATAGGACCGGTGACGGTCTACCGGACCTCCGCATCGATCGTGTCAATCGTGGGCGTGGCAACTCCGCTCTACGCCTCGAGTATCGCTAAGATCACCTCTGACGGTGGGAGTTCGACTCTCCTCTACATTCTGGACAACGCCTCGAACGTACGGAGGGTAACGTTCAACGCACTGACTGCCGCGATTCTAACTGATGACATAGTGGACAACGCTGTAACCGATATTGGACAGGTGGTCTACGATGTCAATCAAGTTCCCTCGACGTGGATCATCCCGACGCTCAAGAGCACAAATCCGTACATGCAACTCCTCGGGGTTGACGGGACGGTGAACTATTCTTTTAGCTACCCTAACAACCTTGTACCCGAAATCATGGCATGGCAGAGCGCCGTTGATTACCGAACGAAACAATCAGCCGACACGACCGCTCATATGACGAAGCTTAAAATGCTCTGGGATAGATTCCACGACACGATCAAGCGCGATGCTTATCAACCGGAGCATATCAGGAATGCCTATGCAAGCAGGAGTTGGGTAAGATGAAAGGGACTAGTCGAGCTTCGCTTAATCTCAAAAGCTCCATCTGTACTGACAACCCTACAGGCTCTGATACCTATGACTTCAATTCCGAGCCTACACAGATCGTCCAGAACACTGGGATCGAGCGCAATGGTGGGGTGAGCACGATCTACGAACAGGAGACGACCTTCGCCACGGCGGGAGCAAACTCGATCATCACGAAGAGCGGGGATCTTCTTCAGGTCGATTCCAGCCACAACGTGAGGCTCAACAATTCCGTGATCGGCAACGTCGGGCCGTGCTCTGTGTATCGCCGCGGAGTCCTTCCGGGGGCGTACCTTGACGCCGCATGGACAACGACGGGGACCCTCGTTGCAATCAAACTCGCCAATAAGGTCATCACGGTAGATGAATACGATCCTGCCACGGCAAGCGTGATCAATACTAGAGACATCACCTTTGCGAGAATGCCGGCAAAGCCATTCCTGTATGTCGCTCTTGTTAAATACGTCGACATGACGTATGTGGCAAATCAAGAGTTCATAATCCAAATAGTCGACAGCACGACATACATTTTGAAAGAATCGGGGACATCGGTTACAAACACCGAAACCAGTGCCATCAATAGTGCATGGAGATTCGCCGCAGGGAAATACCTCTTGTGGAATCAAGGTACACCTTCGGTTACTCAGCAGTGCTGGATTGGCGATGTTGGGGACTACTATAACCTTGCTATTTCCCAGTCCGTAAATGTAAAATGGGTTGTCATCGATCGTTATGTCGGGACATCATATTCACGGGCTGTTCTGACATACAACACTCCGACAAAAAACGCAGCCAATATGTTTACCGGCTATGCCGTTGTCGGGTACAACGGTTTGGGGGTGTACAGCGCGACGCAAACGTATTTCGGTGTAGCTCTTGGGGCCGTGACAGCCACGGTCAAAAATCCAATCAGCGGACCGGGATACGTGGAATGCACGTACATCCGATCTGACACTGCCCCTGCCGTCAACTTCTATGTTGCACCCGATTTCGAGCACGGTGGACCAGATCCCGGGTGGCTAAGTTCTGATGTGTTCACCGGGACGTTCCCGAAAATCAATGCCTATGGGAAATTGACAGACATTCATGTCGCGGGAGCCAATAGCACATTCCTGACATCGGTCAGGATTGGAATGGTCAACGATGAACCCGCATACATCTCAGTTGCACCGATCACGTCGGGGAAGACAACCTGGGATCACATCGGAGTCCCGATCACAAACGTCGGAGAGTTCGATCCGACATTCATGCTGCATGTAGTAGACGATAATTCCACCTATACGAGAATCGTCTATAGGTACAATCGTCAACTGTACTACGTGGACATTCGATCTGGACAGGCACATGAAATCTACAAGATCAGCGATCGGGTGTATATGATCAACTGCCTTTCTGCTTTCAACGTTGTTGACACCGAAAAAGGATCTCTTGAACTTGGTGTGAACGACTATAACGGCCGTTTCATTATGAGGAACTCGGGAAGCGGTACGGACGGCCAGTGGGTTGCAAAGATAGTCGGAGACTATTCCAATTCCATTGACACCGGAGCTAAGTTTGCTCAGACAAGCGGATCATCGACTTCAATATACGAGTTTCCCGGAGTAGAACTTCCCACATTTATTGATAGATATGTCAAGTATCAGATAGACGTCTATCTGGCAGATGTCTACACATTCTCGATATCGGGTTATTCCTACACAGTATACAATCCCTTCACTGATTACGACCTGACAAGCTCTCTCTATGTCGCAGACACGCGGCTTCCGATCGCTATGGGTTCGACCTTCGGCGATAAAGTGGCGTGGAGCGACGTGTCCACATTCTTTCTTGGCGTCGGCGTTGCCGGAGTCCCCGACATAGACTACGACTATGCCGGATACGAACTCGGGAACGATATCTCGGGAACATTTGAAAGCCTCTACCTATACGGCCAGCGCTACATCTTCGACGGCTTGAATGTCTACTTGACGTCCTTCAGCGGATCGCTCTACCAGACGAAATACTTCGTGTGCCCAGCAACGGGATTGCAGTTTATCGCTGTCTCTCCGAATCTCGCGTACTTCCTGTCCACGTTTGACAATTCGATCTACACGTTCGATGGCGGAAGGTCGGTACAGAAAAGCAAGCGCATGAACGATCTTCGCAATTCGTCAGGTGGTATCGAGACTATCATCAACGGAGTCTACAACGTCCGCGATGACGCGCTATTGCTTCAAACTTTCAATACCTTCGTATGGGTCCGAGACGGGATTGTCACGCAGAACAATAAAAAGGCAACGCAGACATCTTTGACTCTCTATGATACCGCGCAGGGGATTCAGATAGCTAACAATACGTTGAAATGGACGTATGACTTTGCTACACGGGGGACGACGACAACCACGGGGGGGACCGCGGTTACTACTGTAGCTCCTTTTACGTGGCAGTCGGCGTATCACTCCCTCAAGGGTAACGAGCTCTCTATTGCGCATAACTGGGTTGTGACTTTTTATCACCCCGAGGGACTTTCACCGGTCCCAATAACTTTGCGCTGTCATGCGTTCGATCAGGACACATACACGCTACAAAGGGCGGACCTCACTATCAATCCCTCTGACTGGGATGGACTGGGATTCTACCGCGCAAGGATTCAACCAAAGAATAGGCGGGCGCTTGCATCATCCCTACAGATCGACACTACGCAACACATCATCATCACTGACGTATCCGTTGAATATGCTGATGAGACCCAGGCCGTTATAGCCGGGCAGAGGAGCAGATAATGGCAGACTTTTGGGGATCGGTAGGTAATTGGATCGGGGATGTAACCGGAGTAAATCAATCGAACGCGGCAGCGGAGCAGAGAGCCGCAGGAACCGCGAATCAAGCAGCGGGAGCCAGCACGATGGCCAATGCTGCTGGAACCGCCGGTCAACTTGCCAACAAGTCGGCTACACAATCGGCGTCCGAAGCCGGTCAGGCGGGTTCTGCACTCGGTGAGCAAATGGGGACACAAGCCGCGAAATCAGGAACGCAGGCGGCTACTCAGGCGGCTCGAACATCGGGGGTCAATAAAGGTCAGTCTGCCTTACTCGGTAGCCAACAGGCCGGGAATGCCTATACTCAGGGCCAAAAAGAAGGGCAAAGTCTTGGAATGAATGCCTACGAGCAAGGTGCTAATACTCAGCTCGGGGCGGTAGGAACTCAAGGGAATATTGGAGCCAACCAGGGCGCTCTCGGATCTAATCAGGCTGGGGAAGCGACAACGAATGCAAGTGCGGGGGCTAATAATGCCGGTGCTCTTATGTCGGGAGTGGGGAAGATGGCTAGTTCTTTTGGACTTGCTAAGGGTGGAGTGGTTACGAAACCTACAAGTGCAGTTGTTGGAGAAGCGGGGCCAGAAGCTGTAATACCTCTTGACCGAATCGGTGAAATACTGGCGAAGCTTAAAGGTAAGCAAGGGGCAACATCCGTTCCAATAAGCGAACCGGTTGTTCCTTCTTCAACACCTGAATCTACTTCATCGTCCGAACCAGAGAATCCCTATCTTGCTACAATTCTTGCTCTATCTGACAAGGTGCGTAAACTCGAAGCCATGGCGGGAGGACGTTAATGCCTAATCCGTCGCAAATTGCTCAAGCTGCTGGGAATCCAGAAGATGCCGCGCTCAAGCTTCCTCCCGCTACCGATCAGGCATCAATTGATGCGCAAAATGCGGCACAACAGAAAGCTCTTGCTGAAGCTAGGATAGCTGAGACGATAGCAAAAAATTCCGCAATGCCTTCCGAAACCCTTTCTCCTTTCGGAGCAGCCTCGCTCGGACAGTCGGGATCGGATTCTCCTGTCCCTGTCGGGCAGACCGTGGAGGCTACTGGGCACGCGAAACCGGGGACAGAAACGCCTCCCGAAACTCCCCCCGCCATCGAGCCGACCCCTCAGACTACTAAATCTGTTGGCCCTATAGTCGCTGCAAAGTCCCCTACAGTCAAAGATATGATTAAGAACGTACTCTCGGGCCATACAGGGCCAGAGGGAGACGTTGTAGACACGACCGGTACGGCTGATGTGGAAGTGCCTAAGAAAGGCACCGATATCGACTGGTTGGGGATGCTGAAAAAGGTGCTTAGTGGGGGCGGGGATTTCCTCCAAACATGGGGTAATGGTCTAATGCACGCCCCGGGTGTTCAAACTCTCGCCGATACCCAGCGGGCACAAGCATTTGAAATCCAGAAGGCAAAGACTCAAAACGAGCTTTTGCAGCGTAACATGTTGCTTGACAACGACTACCAAACCAAACGACAAGCGCTCATGCAGACGTACAACGTTGCCAATCTCACGCAACAGGCGGCGGCGGAGAGAGACAACAGGCTGGCAGAGCTTGAGGCTACGTACCAGAACGAGAAGAAGCTGCTCCCTCAGAAGATCGCGGCGGAGATGGCAGCTTACGGATATGGGAACTATCAGAAGTCGGGTACAAATCCGGCCATGACCACATGGGGAGGGGGCCGATAGATGTCGGACCCTAACTCGACACTCTGGCAGCCTCCCGTAACCTCTCCTATTCTTCCCCCGGCTGACGGGATTGTGAAGCAGCTTCCGGGTATGGGAGAACTTGCAAGCAAGATTTCACAGTCTCCAAACTATCAGGCGTTGAAAGGGGCAGTTCCGAGCACTCCGTATGATTTCAAGAAAGCGTTGATTAGCTCGTTTCCGAAACTTGCTTCCAAATTTGGTGCATCTGATAGTGATATTTCCGATGCTCGGGAATGGCAACAGTCAAGGACCGCAGATGTTCAAGCCAACATGCCAATACTTAACGCTGTTGGATCTACAGCGGAAGGTATGTTGAATGGCGCAAGTATGGGAGGACTTGAAGCGGCACAGAAGGTAGCTGGGGATACGACTTCTCAACAGGATACAGACTTTCTTAAGAAAAACTTTGGAATTGAGAACACAGCAGGGAATATAGCGGGAGCGGTAGCGAGCTCGCTTGCTATTCCTGGCGGTGGAGAAGCGCTGGCAGCTAAGGGGGGATTCTTAGCTGGAAAGGGATTGATACCTCTTGTCGCTAGGCAGGCTTTGAATGCGGCTACATTTGCAATACCCACAGCGGCATTTCAGAGTATCAATACCGGAGATCCCAGTCAGACATGGAACGATCTCAAGCAAAATATGATTTATGGTACCGTTGGAGGTGTTGCACTAAGCAAGATTCTTGGCGGTGCTCCCGCCGTAGCCAAGGCCATGGATGAAGTAGCCAACGATATGGCAATTAATTCAGCAATTCCAGGAGCCTCACGGATACTCAAAAACGTAGCGGCCGGTGGAGTGGCGGGGAAGGCAGGTTCGACAGCGGAGCATCTTGCCGATTTGAAATCAAATCTCTCTGATATGATTCTGAAAAACAATCTTTTTAGCAAATCCGATGTAGAGGCCTTTACTCAAGGAAATGGCAAAATATGGAATCAAGTTGATGATGCATTTAAGAATAGCGAGGCAAAACCTTCTGATTTCTTAAATGAGATTGTCAATCATCCTGATATTCAGAAACTCTTGAATGATCCGGTATATGGACAAGGGATAGGAAATTACATTCAGGAAGTTGTCCAACGCGGGGATTCCTACGTGGCAGGGCAGAAACTTACCGGAGATAGTGCTCTGCCTGATATCCGAAAGATGTTGACAAAGGATATGTCAAACGGATTCAAATCGTCCGATGTCCCAACACAACTGAATGGAGAAGTGGCGGATCATATCCACGATATTCTAGATGGTCATTTTGTGCCTGCTGAATTAAAACAATCATGGCCTGCCATGAAGATGCTTAAGCTTGGCTCTGCTAGGGCGGAAAGCACCGTGAAAGGGGTAGAGGCTGGATCCCCCACAGCTCCTAGGGAGATTCTTTCCAAGATTCTCGGTGGGGCGGGGGAAGGAGCTGCTATTGGAGGAGCCTCAAGCCTAAAGAACTTCGATCCTAGTGATCCTGCATCATGGGCTAATCTCGGTGTAAACATGACTCTTGGAACTGTGGTAGGTTCTATGGCCAACAAAGGATTGGCACGATTGGCTAATAGAATGGGTGGAAAAACAGCAGGATTCATAAAGGGACTTTCTTCAGCCACAGCTACAATTCCCGGAGGGGCGGGTGAATTGATCGGTTCGAAGGCTGCGCAAATGATAGGAACTGGGCAATTGAATGGAGTCGCTCCCGCTATTGGTGGTATCGTTTCCCCTCGCATGCCTACAGTGCCATCCGATACCCCGGTAGGTACGGAGCCTCCCCAGAATGCCCCCGTAGAGCAGGGTTCCCCTACAGTTAACCCTATCCCCATTTCCCCTGTTACGGGTCAGCCCCAAGGGCCCAGTGGGGCGCAGCCTATTCCCAACGCCACAGCCCAGCCTCCCGAGCCGAGTCCTATCGATCTCCAACAGAAAGCAAACAGCGACTTCATCGGAGAAACACAGAACGCATCAGGACACGCATTTGCTCCGAAGCTCCTGGAGCAGCGCCTACAGATGATGTATGAGCTCCACCAGAGGAGATTGCAGGGATTCGCGGAGCCTTATGAGCAATTTGTGCAAGCTGTGAAGCAGGGGACGGACAACTTCAATCCTGAAAACCCTGCTACATGGCAAGGGTTGGTTGATGATCCAGCGCAAGCAGAGAAACTCTACAAAGCGCATATGGCGTTGAAGAAAATGGACGGTCCGAACGTCATATCAAACGCCTTAAATCACTATACCGACAACCTATTTAATTCTGGAATAGGAGGAGCGGGGAGGCTGAGTTCAAGCGATAGGATGGCTCATGATGCGGACAATGAGAAGTTGATTTCCGCTCTCAAAGGAATGGGGGTGGGGGATACAAAGGAGATCGATACTCGGCTCAAGCAGATAATGTGGGACAAGAGCAAAAACTCCGAGCAGAAGAAACAGGCCGTGCTCGACATGATCGTGAACGAAGGTGGAGTTGACCTGACAAAACTCATGCAGATGGGACTCTGGAAATAGGAAGGGAATATGCCATTAAGCAAGAAGGGAAAAGAAATAATCGACAATATGCACTCCCAGTATGGGAAGAAAAAAGGTGATGCCATATTCTACGCATCCAAGAATGCTGGCACTATCAAGGGCATCGAGAAGAAACCAGAGGACAAAAAGAATGGGTGAGGTAAAGGATATGCTCTTGAAGGCATATCTCAAGAATGGTGCACGGCCTCCTGACATAAGGCCTGTTGACAAAAAGATAGATCCAGAACTATCGGGGATAAAGCCCCCTAAGCCTATCCCTGTTGAAAAGCCTCGTACTCTTGGAGATATTACCACGGCTATGATGGCACAGAAAATCTATAATCCTGGAGCTCCTCCTGCCCCAAAGTCTCCCTCGAAAGCCATGCAAAACACGGGGACGACAGATGCCATGTCACTCGATGGACCATGGGGAAGGCCACAAGACAAATGACATATATATCTACATTACTTGCGCAGATCGCGGACAAAAAAGACTCGAAGGATATAGAAAAAGAAATCCAGAAGGCCGATCTCGACCTGCTGAAGAAGATCAATGAGGTGTCGGAAGGGGGAAGCTCCGTCATCTCTCCTCTCAAATCTGTACCTAATGGCAACGTCATCTATCCCTTGCCGAACGGGACGGGGTCGTACACGGTTTTCATACCGTCGCCATATCTGGTGGCATCGTTTGGCGGTCCATATACGCTCACGCTCAAGACCACGGCGGGCAACACGGTCGTTGTCCCAATTGCCGCCCTTGACGACACGCTATTGTCTGGCGGCTTGCTTTTCAATGTCTATTTCGATAGCTCCGGCAATATTGCCGCCGATGCTTTCGAAATCTCCGGCTCCAACGCCAACGGCTCATGGATCAAGTTCGGCGATGGGACGATGGAGCAGTGGGGAACGTATCAAGCAACACTTGTCCTCAGTGGAGCCGTGCAAGCAGTTTCTTCCCCATACCCACTCACCTTCTATAGCGTTGGATTTTCGCAAGTGCAATGTTGGCCAATAGGAACATGGAGCGGCTTCTCTAATGTGTCGAGTGGTCCAGGCAATCCGCCATCTCTGACACAAGGACAAGGAGAGGTATTGAACTCGGTCATGGCACAGAACGTGTACGTGACATTTCACGCCATTGGTCGCTGGAAAGCATGATCTGGACAGCAATAAGATAGGGCAACGAAAGGATAAATGATGGATGAAAACAACATAGAAGGAGAGAATCATGGATCATGATCTGTACGTGGCTCTTCTTACGGTTGGCGGCATGCTTGTAGTTGCGATTATCGTTTATCTTGCGGGACGCGTTGCGAAAGTGTGGAAGTCACCGAAGCGATTGGATCGCGTCGAAGGAAACCAAGTCCACATGATGAACATGATGGAAGTGGTATTCGACATATCGAGTTTGAACATCCGTGCTCTACAGGGACATAGGATCAACGGTGAGCTTGAAGATGCGCAGAAGAAGATGGCGGAGAGCCGAGAGGATTACAGAAAGTACGTGAACGGACAAAGTGTCAGTAGAGCGGAAACGAAATGAAGCTGACGCGATAGAGGGAAGGGGTGCCGGGCGTTTCTCTCTCCTTGCGCTCGGTCCTTCCCTCTATCGTATCCGCGTGGTATGATGGTTCCAATTCCCGGCGGGGTTACGCGAAGGAGAACTATATGAGCTGGTTCAGGAAATTGATCGGTGAGGCGGAGCAGGTCGCGAAGACCGCAGAGGAGGCCATCAAGCGCGAGGGCACTATGGTCAACAAGGCGTTTGCGTCCGTCGAGGCAGGCATCGCCTACGACATCAAGTCGGCGTTTTCCAAGAGCCCTCTTGCGAAGACGCACAGCATCGGCGTCCACATCGACAGCCAGGGGCATTTCGACGAGTACGGCCAGGGAAACGCTGTCATCAAAATCGAGGCGCAGGCGATGCCGTTGCCCGAACCTATAGCAGCTCCCATTGCCGAGCCGACCCCAGAACCGAAACCTCCTGGCGAGGAACCTCCAACTCCGTAACATGGCGGACATTACCTTTCTCCGCAGTCAAAACCTCCTCGATGCATATGGCAAACAGATCCCGGTTTCCAACTTTGTCCGCTTAAGTCATGACGCATCTGGGAATGATGTCGTGCTCCGGACAAGCTACGGAAATGTTCCCTACAAGCCGCAGGGCTTTCCCGTCTCGCCTCCTGGGGGATGGAAGGTTCTCGAAGTGAAGCCTGAGACAAAGCAGGATCTCGCTCCGTTCTTCGTCGCCACTGATGCATGGCAGATGGTGGAGGAATGGCTCCTAACGTCAGATGGCAAGTACGATAAGCCCAGCGGACGTATGGTCATGGACAACGCCTACGGAATCCACTTCTCTGTGTTTACCTATACGTACGGGTGCATCCGCGTCATCTACAGGACTGACCTCGAATGGCTGGTAGGGCAGATCCAGGCGGAGCTTGCCGAGCTGAAAGCCGAAAAGCCCGATCAGTCGTACATCACTCTTGAAGCGGCATAAGGAGGGAACCGTGAAGAAGAAATGGTTTTCGTCAAAAACGGTCTGGCTGAACGTCATCACGTTAGTGCTCGGAACGATCTCTGTGATTCAACAGTATGTTGACGCCAAGATGGTACTACTCGCGGTGGGGATTCTAAACGTGGCGTTGAACGTGATTTTGCGGGTATGGTTCACGGACACGAGCATCGCAAGCGCACAGCAGCCGACTACGACGTCAGCACCGCCTATGCCTGTGGCGCAATCTTCACCGCCGACGTTTATAGTAGGCGGGACGGTGGACAGATCATGAAATGGAAGGGATGGGGTTATGTCGCGTGTATCATGGCTGGTATTGCTTTGTGTGCTGGTGTTGGCTATATCGCCCTGCATGGCTCAGGAGCAAAGCTCAACGCCGATCTCGCAAGCCTCCGAACCGATCTGGCAAGCGCTACTGCCAATAGCGCAGACCTTGCCCAACAGCTACGACTTGTTCATCAGCAACTTGACAGCGCAGTTGGACTTGCAGATAGCGAACAACGGATCATTAGCCAGCAGCAATCTCGACTTACAGAACAGCAACAACTCATTGACGCGGGAAAACGCGGGCTTGAGAGCATCGCTCAAGAAATCGCAGGAAGCGGAAGCGACATCGGAAAGCAAATCCGCAGCCTTGCAGAAGGACTTATCCGCCTCTACGCAATCTACCATACAAGCCCAGGCTGACGCAAAGGCTCTTGAATTGCAGGTGAGCGTTCTCAAGATCGGCTGTGTTACGCTGAGCGTAGGACTCGGAGCGTTTGCGATCTACGAAGGAGGCCACGCTCTCGGTTGGTGGAAGTAGAGCGCGGCCACCTTTCTCAGCGAGTTCGCAGTCTCGCGTTTATATTTCAGACCCTTTCTCTCCAGTCGCAGCCATCTTCCAGTCTCTAACTGGAGGCGTAGGAACGGTTTTCTCTGGCTCCTTGCGATCTCTCAAGCTCTCCGGCTCGACGTACCCTCGCATTGCTTCCTCGGTTACCATGTCGAGCTGCTGTTGTAGAGTTAGATGCTCATCATGCGCCTTCTTGCGTAGTTTCTCGAGAGTCTCCGGGAAAAGATCCTCAGATAGCGTCTTGATTGCTCGTCGGAGAATGTCATCTTCAAAGCCCGCCATACTTGCCCTTATACGTACCTGCGGGTACCCTGGATAGCCGATCTGCCACCAGAACGGATAAAGCGTCAAGCTCGGATTCGGCAGGCGATCTGTGGCGTTTCGAGTACCTCGCCTGTATTTGCTCCAAAGCCTCGTTTATCAGCTCCGAGGTAGTTCGGTTGGTGGCTTTGGCGTATTCTTTGGCTTGCTCCCACCTGTCGGAAGTGATGGTGAAGCGTACCCTCATTTCAAACTTCTCCACCACTCGCTGTGCTTCTCATACCTTTCCTTCCACTCGGTGGCCGCTTCCTGGATTTCGTGCGTCTTCATGGGGACAGCCCTCTCGTAGGCCGTGTGAAGCTGAGCTATGATGTCTATACCCCAAAGGGCCTCGGCATACTCCAAGAGTTGGCGGGCTACCACAGGATCGTCTTCCATGCGGATATTGGCCCACGAACAGATGGGATAAAGATTCGCCTCGTCCCATCGCGTAGAATAGGCGACACGGGAGAACAAATGTCCGCAGACAAGACTACCCTTGCAGACGTGGCCAGAGATGAAAGCTTTGAGCACGCAGTCTCTATCCAGCCGCACGTCAAGGGATGCCCACTTATCGGCGGCATTCACGGCGGCCTTCCGGGGGTTGCGTTTCTTCTTTGTCTTACCGCGTACGATGTCGCCGTAGCCAAAAGACGGATCATGATTCATTTCCTTGATCTCAAAACAGCTTTTGCTTTTTTGGCATCATCACAGTAGATGTGTCTCTCGCATAGACCCCGTTCGCGCTGTTTGTCTGTTTCCAAATCCTTGCCACACACAAAGTCTTTTCCATCGGCACGGCTTATCCAACGACAAGAGGTGTAGATTTTCACACCAGAAGGTCGAGTTTTCTTTTCTTTGATTTCAAACTTGTGCGCAGTGATCAATAGACCGTGCACACCCTTGAGTATCATCGGCCTCATTACCACGCGATCCCCGAGCTTGAACCCAGCTTCATGCGGGATAGTCAGCGTCAGGTAGTCGCGACCCTTTCCCGCAGCCTGGAGTTTGTATCCCTTCCCGCCCTTACCTAGAATCCAATTATTGTTTTTCGTCATCCCATTACCCTTTCATGTATTGCTTCTGTAGCCCCTTCGATCAAGGCTGTCATTTCCTTTTTCCGATAAATAAGTGTCGATTTGCGAAAGAACTTGCGTCCCCAAACCTTACAGAACACACCCGGCCACGGTGGGAGCTTTGAAAGAAAATCATCCCCTACTTCGCGCGACACTCCATAGAGGACGCACAGCGTGTCCTTTGCCGTTACCATGTCCATCCCCTGCGAAAGAGCGTACTCATGTACCAGCGCATGGAATAGGCGAAACTGCTCTTCGCTCCTTTTTGCGCCATCAGTCCAAACAAATCCACAGGACGGGCATTTTCGTCTCATGGCTCAGTCCGACGAATCCACATGATACAAGTACCCACAAATGTCACACCGATACTCCGTGTCGAGGCCATGGCGTGTCTGATCGTGCTCGATTTCGGTCGGCCGATGCCCTTTGTCCTTGCACGCGCGGACTATAGCGGGAGTGTGTTCCCAGCCGTTCTCCCAACCGAGATTACGCATCTTGCTCTCCTCGTGTCCCCGGCGTGCCTCGGCGAGAGTCGGGGAGGCGGCGAGGCTGTGTCCCCATTGTTCGGCCATGGCCTCGGCGATACCTCGATATGTCCGGCTCCGTTCTTTCCAGCGGTCAGGGCCCGGGGGCAGCATGTGGACGCGCGGCGTCCTACCGGTGACGACGTTTGTCGGGTGGAGGATCGGGAGTCCCTTCAACCAAAGGCAAGTTGCCTTAGTCTCCCCGTGGCCGAACTGCCACGGCTGAATGATCTGATCAGGCTTCCTGTACTGCGTAGACATGATCCCCACAGGATTCTCTATGACAATCTTTGGGATAGGAGCATTCACCAGATTCATAAAGAAGCCTACAGCTTCCTGCTGACGCCCATTGGCTCGTTTCGCGGGGAACCAGACGGCCCCACTCGACGCGAGATGAGTACACGGAGGGTGTGCGATCATTAGGTCCCAGTCACCACACAGCAGGTCCAGGACGTCACCTTGTATGTGCGGCCCGGGCTGCTCAGTGGGTAGCAGGTCACAGGACCACGCGTCGTGTCCCTGCGCGCGAAACGCCTCCCGTACGACGCCCGAGAACTCACACGCGACAAGGACCCTCACCTCGTCCTCCCCTCGTGGGCATCCATCGCCCATCCCAACTCTCTCGGTCCAGTCGGCAGAGCAATCCCGAGACCGAATGAGTACGCATCGCGGAGCCCGTCGGTGAGCAGATCCGCAGGATAT